CTTCATCTTCAATAATCAAAGTTAAATCGATTGGATGATTTTTAATATATTCCATTTTGATTTCGTACTCTTCTTTAGTACAAACTTGAAATGGAGCATCTTTATACGTACCATTATCATATGGTAATACAGACATGCCATTATATACATTTTTATTATCCCACATCCATTTACCAACTGTATCCCACTCGCCTTCTTTAACACTACAAGTAGCTGATACATTATTGGTATTAGGTCCTCTGTTATGACCTTCTTTAACCCATTCCAAATTAAATCTTTTAACTCTTTCTAAGAATTCTAAAGATGATTCGTTTTGTCTTAAAATTGCTGTATCAGGAGCCATTTGAGGCATACCTATCACAGCATCATTAGGTTGATAATCCATAATCTTAACCAATTCTGGATGATTTTCATTAAAGAATTTATATAAGTCATCTCCAATAGCGCATTGCATATTTCGAATGTAATACTTATCGTGCCACGCATGTATTCCAGAACTAGTTCCTAATACACATGATGTTGTACCACTGGGTTTAACAGTAGTAGTTCTCGCAGCTTTATTAATTCCAATTATTTTAGCAAACACTTCATTAGTACCTTTAACTGCTTTGGCAGCTGCTACTAAATCTAAATTTAAGATATTTCCATTAGCTATACCAGTAAGACCTACTCCTATTAGAGCATCTTTTTCTGTATTAGTTCTCCATATAGGTCGGAGATAATGAAAGTCTGTAAAACTAGCTTGTAAGGTACCATAAAACGCAGCTATCTGAGCTCTGAAAACAAAATCAACCTGATCTTTTATATTGCCCGTATTAATTTCACAAAGATTGCAAAAAGTATACGCGCGTAAACTAATTTCACAACATGGATTAGTCCCATAATCAGGATCATTAGTGAAATAAATACCAGGTTCTCCAGATTTAGAATCTACAGTTACTTGCCATAATTTTCCGAAATCTTCTTCAGTAGCTCTGTTCCTAAGAACAACTGCTGAATTATTACTTCGTCCGATTTCAGGATAACGTTCCCACCACTGTCCGTGTTTGCATGTAGCCATTTCCTTATCGTCAATAGAGAATAAGGAGATAAGTGCAGCGCGCCTGATTCCGCCAGCGAGTACAGCGTCTGCGATAAGGCAATTAATTCTGTGAACTTCAAACGGTGATAACTTACTTCCATTCTTTTTTTCGTTAAGTATACTTTCTATTTTAGTTAAACATATTCTGAGAGGTTCAGGTCCAGGAGCTTTACCACCTGCTGTAACTAATCTAGCTCCTTTATTTCTAATATCAGAATAATCAAATCTAGGTTTGGTTTTGATTATACCAAAATAAGATTTCATTAATTGTTTTACTGCATCAGCCCATCCTTCTATGCTATCACCTATTAGAAATTTAGCTTCTTTTGAGGGTTGTTGTATTTCAGGTAATTGGTTAATATGTTTATATTGAACCGAATACCCTACTCCTGTACCCCCTAACAATAAAAACATTAATTCGGAAAAACCTTTGTAATGTTCCATTGGCAGATAACTACAATTATAGCCCCTACTTTCATTTTTAATCATAGCAACTCCAGCAAATTGAAGTGCTCTCATAGATGGTAAAACTTTTTTATCATAAATATGATCTTTTGTCATATCTATCATTGATAATATTTCTTCATCATCTTTAAATTTTTCATTCATCATGTTGATATATCTATCAACTATTTCATTCCAATCCTCCCTTCTTTTTAAATCAGTTATATATTTTGCATATTTAGTATATACAGCTACATCGGATAATAATTTATTACTTTCGTTCATTAATCAAATTTTACAGTTTGTTTATTATTAGGTTTTAATTCAACTTTCTTCTTATGTGTTTCAACATTTAAATCAATAAGAGTTCCAATTTCTTGGTCCCTATCAATTGTTATATCTAATAATAGTTCTTCTTCTCGTTCCATATAAAGAGATTCGTCTTTATATAAAATTTTAGATGTTCTACTATCAAGACTTAAATTATGAAATTTAAGAATATGCCGCTTATACGAATCTTCTATTCTAGAATATTTACTGTTTTTAAACATCATATAGCTTTTTAAATTACTATTATCTATTTTAAAACAATATGTATAAACTTCCTCTTCTTCTTCTATTTCGTATTTACTTATAAACATATCTAATGTCTCAAGCCATTGATAAAATGGTTTAAGATAAGATACTTCTTTATATACAAGAAATATATGCTCTTTATGGTCTGGCATGTATTCACTTGTTAAATAAGTATTTAGCAAAATATTTTCTGAAGGCTGTGCTGGATTCCTTTTTACAAATTGTAAATATGATTCACCCAATATGGGTAATATATATGTGTAGCTTTTATTATAATTCATCTTTCCTAATCACAGTTTTAAACTGCTTAGGGGTGTCTAGGTGATTTATTTCAAAATCGTCTTTTTCTCTTAATATATATAATTGTTTAAAATTTTTATAAAACATGTGTATTCCTATGTTCATCCCAAAGTACTCTATATATTCAGTTATTACTAGTTGTTCTTTATTACCTTTAAAAGATTCAAGAAGTTTGTTTGAACTTTTATCTCCACAACCAGGAATACCTTTTATATTGTCAGTACTATCTCCCATCAGCATTTGTTTCCAAAAAAAGTAGTCTATTTCGTATAAACTACTCGTTACAAATTCATTTTTATTATAACTATAACACCTTGTATTGGTGTATAATACGTCTTTATCTGGACTACATACTATGGTATTGTCCATTTGATTATTCCAATAAGTCACTAAATCGTCTGCTTCTACTCCTTTATGATAAATTGCATTTAATGCACTTATCATGTATTCTTTAATATAGTAGAAGACAGGTTCTTTTCTGCCTTTTGGTCTTGATGATTTGTATCCTTCTGTGGTATCGTGTCTAAATGTTGATCCTATGCTTAAAAATAAAGCGTATTCTGTTGCTTCTGTCTTTCACAGATTTGGTCTATTCTATCAGTCAAATAAAGGACAGCTTCATCAGGTGTCCTTTTATAACTTGCAGAATAAATTAAACTATCTGCGTCTATCAGTGCTATCATTTTTTATTCATTTCTATTTATTCATCTTTATCTATTAGTTTATAAAAATCTTCTTTTCTCATTGATACAAATTCGTCATCAGTATAAAACCTAGTACCTTTCTTACTCACTTTTTTATGAAAGACAATTATAGGTTTATCTTGAAAACGTTTAGGTCTATCGTTATTTATAAGCTCATCTAATTTGGGATAACCTTTATAAACTTTACATTGTATATAATAAGGAAAATCCCCCATTATATCAATACCTGCATTATCAGCATTACGAGATTCAGATCTTGTTGTAACAACATCATATGACATTGATTTAAGATCATTAACTATTAATCTTTCGTAATCATGACCTGCAGTTCTATTTCTATTGGCCATATGAATATTTAATTAAATCAAGTCTATTTCCTATTTCGTCTAAACCATTAGTAAAACCGTAATATTCATCATTTTGATCTAATAGGAATTTATAAAATCCTACGCTCATTGGTAATTTTTTAGGGGATACATACATTTCATGCGTATCACTAAATTCACTACCTAAAAAATCATATGAATCGATTTTAGTAAAATTATCATTTAGTTCTCCTCGGAACTTATTAGGAAGTGCAATTTTTTCAACATTTAATATTATTGCACTTGTTTCTTGCTTATTCATTTTAATTCATTGTTATATTTATATAATGAAAATACAAAAATTATAGATCAATTCCAAATAATTAACCTAATATTTGTTTTATATTGAATATACTTTCAAATTTTTATATCCATGTGTATGGACAAAATCATTAGTATCTTTGATTTTATATTTCAAAGGTATATACCAAAATGGTAGATCATACTTTTACTCAATCTTAGAAGCTTCAATTCCAGGATTATCATTATCATATACTATGAGAATGTGCTTAAATCTTTTCCTCAACATTTCAAATATTTTGTGTTCAGGAAAAGTAGTTTCTCCATTAAAAGAAACAGCAGCGTAACCCATCTCATAAAAATTCATTACATCTTTATAAGCTTTAGTTATGATTAAGTAATCAGCATTTTCTGGTAATTGATGCCACCCTTGTAATATATTTTTAGGGCAATTACTTCTAAACTTTACCTTTTTACTTCCGTATGGACGGTAAATTTCCATAATATCAGGATCTCTTATAAGATACCTGTAGATAGGATCAGACGGATGATACGTATAAATTTCATCAGATTTAGATATCCAAACTCTATGACAAGCTGTAACATTGTAATGCCTGAGAGTTGATAAACTAATACCTCTATCAGACCAATACTTAATGTCAAACTTTGTCCAATCCATTGTTTTACATTGGATATTATTAAACTCTTTTTCAACTTTTATTTGTTCTATTTTATATTTAACTGGTTTAGATATTTGATGAAATCCTTTTGGTTGTAAATTAAGTTCAAAATCTTTATCTATTCTGTATAGAATTTCAGGAAACCCAAGATTTGTATTAATACTTGCTATTTTAAAACAATCACCATTGAATTTTTTATAAGCAAAATCAATAAACAATAATACACCTGAAGCGTAATGAAAAGAACAATCAGGTGTGGTATCAATTCTCATTGCGTTACACACTTTATTATCAAACATTACATCTCCTGGATAGTATTTTTGCATGATCTCTTCTTGAGTTACCCGTTCTAAGATCATTTCTTTTGTTATCATAACATATTTTATCTTCCTTTTATTTTAGGGTATATATCTTTAACATTATCACTTTGCCAAAATTCAAGAGTATCAACATCCATTATACTAAGTTTACCATTAAATGCAGCTGCTGTGTCTAAAGCTATTACTTTGTCAGTAATAATAGGAACTTCTATATTCCAATTATTAGTAGTTGTATGACCAATAAATATCTTTTTAAAATCATCTTTAATTTTAAAAGGATATTCATCTTTAGCTAATATATTTTTAATATCATTACCCATAGCAGCATTAAGCAAATCTCTATCCCAAATTAGAATATTTCTATCTTGTTTTGCAATAAGCTCATGTCTATTGAAACCTCCATGAACAAAACAAAAATTTCTATCTTCATCAACATAATAATCTTTTTGATTAAACAATAGATCTTTATGTGATTGAGGTATATCAGCATTAGTGAGATTAGTTTCACCACCCGCGTTTACACTTCCTTTTGTAGTAATTTTCCTATCGCTATGATTTGAATAGGACTCTGCATTGTTAAGAGCGCCATGACTCCATCCAAATTGATGAATACCTGTCTTCATCCATTCAACAAATATTTCATCATGATTACCTCTTATATCAATTCTGTTAGGAATAGTAAGTAATAGTTCCATACATTCAAACATAAAAGGCCAACCATCTACAATATCACCTAAAGTAATTAAAGTATCTATTTCTTTGTCAAAATTACATCTTTCAAGACATTGTTGTAATGGAATGTGACCTCCATGAATATCACCTACAGTTAATAGTCTACCTTTTTTGCCATCTTCTTTTTTTCCTTTATACCATATTATGGTATAGCCACCAATCATAAGTGCTGCTAAAAAACAACAATATAATTGGTGGCTTGTTAATTCCCACATTATTTTTTTATTCTTTTTTTGGTTTATTCCATTGGGTTAATAAATTAGAAAAGTCTTTC